GCAATTACATGCCTGTCTCTGTCAGACAAAAGAACCTGTGTGGCTATGGTAGGAACCGAGGTCCGTGTGCCAAGTCCTAAGCTACTATCTGTTAAGAATTTAGCCCGTGTATTTACACCATTGGTTTTATCCCAATAGTAAATCCTACCGTTTCTTTCATTTAACAACAGGTCTTCGCCAAAGTTGTCTTGTGTCCAAATACGTAGGTTTGCAGAAGGCGTGATTGTTCCTGAAACAAGGGCCAATCCCCAGCCAGAAAAATCGTCCGCTGTCTCCGCGTTGCCTGTTGCAAGTCTAACGGCAGAAACATCCGCATGAGTAGCGGCAGTGGTGCCTTTGTGTCCTCTGGTACATCCCGTTAAATCGTTGGAACTTATGCCCCCCACCAGAATAAGTTCGTCATCTATAAGAATAATGTCAGCGGCTACAATACCCGTAGTGTTAGTTACGGTGATAGTTGTATCACTAGCAGAAAGTGTGCCCCCTTCATTTACCGTTGTAGTAAGAGCGCCCGTAGTTGTTCCACCCCAAACTCCTGCGCCCCAACCAGTACCAAACACTGAGCTATTAAGACCCGTACCAATTTGGTAGGTTCCTACAACACTACCGCCGCCGTTACCCGTATCACTAGAGTTGGCAGTGACGGCAGTAACGCTTATACCACCAGAAACTGTAACGCTTTCTATCGTGCTGACGGTCCTCGCAGATATCTTATATGTGTTGCCATCCACAACTTCTGTGACCTGATACTCTTGGTTAAGAACGTTTGCTGTAATGTTGCCACCCAAAGAAGCTGCCCCAGAGAACGTAACAAAGTCATTCGCCACACAACCATGATTGGGGTCGGCTACTGTAATTACGGACGAGCCGTTTGTAGCAGAAAAGGTAACGTCCCCCGCAGATGTTGTTTGCCTAACCGGAGTAACGTCTTTAAAATCAGTACCCTCTTTAATGTAGAACTTTAATTCTGTCCCAAGGCCCAAAAACTTTTCACCGCTCAATGCCACAAACTCGTGCATCCCACGGCATATTCCCAAGAAAGCGTTGTTGGTATTTTTTTCCCAACCGTTTAACTTCTCAGGATACCCAAACCGAAACCGTACTTTGTCACAATCTACCCAACCGTTTTCTTCAGAATACGGAGTAGTTTCTTTGTTAATTCCGGGCTTAAATTTTAAGTTAGCTAATGGCATATTAAACCCCTAGTAAAATTCTATTATTAACACAGAACCCGTCCATCCCGGGCTGGTTTGCCAGCCCGGAACACCTGTGTTAATACCATTATTAGCGGCAATTTCACAATTAGCGGATAACGTATCTTCCTCGGGTTTTCCTGTGGAGGTAAAAACAGGCACCCCACTACCAGCACCATAATTAGCTGTTCTAGTGTACGCAAAAGTAATTCCATACGGCGACAAATCAAAGACGCCAGCCACTTCATTACCGCTGTTACCTATTGCCCCTGAAGTACCGGGAGTAGTGCTACCTGAAGTTCCGCCGTTGCCACCTGTGCCGCATCTGCTACCACCCGCCGCTGATCCTCCCCGTGCATTGACGTTGTACGGACTGCCAGCGGCCCCGTACCCACCAGTAGCAAGAAAATCTCCAGCGGAGCCATAACCGGGAGTCGTGTTATAATTGCCACTGCTGATGACAGTTGCGCCACCCGCACTGGTAGTTCCCCCAACAGTTATAGTTACAGGGTAACTGCTAGATAAAGATGACACATACTTTTCAGCATACCCTCCCCCACCACCCGAATTGGGGATATCATTTCCCACGCTTGGTTGACTACCAACCGCACCAAACACCATGAACAGGGCTGATTTTACCCCGCTACTGGGTGTATACGGCGATACTCCCACAGAATATGAAAATACTTGGCTTGTGTAACGTGACCCATCACCCACGCCAAACCCTAATACGTTATATCCAAAAGAAGTCATTAGGCATCATTCTTTGCGTCTGTCGTAAAGAACAGTTTTATTCCCAACAACCGTGCGTCTCCCGTCTGTGAATCAGCCGATACATCTCGCATAATTTGAAAGTACGTTTGCGTATCTACCGCAGCACTAGCAATAGTAACTGCACCGCTTGTGTCAGAAACCATTAGGTCATTAGACGTGCCACTAAACGCCTTGGCAGTAGTTACAACGTTGGTTCCAAACGCCGTATTAATAGAACCGTCGTTTGCTATAGAAACCCCCGACAAGCCCCAAGCCACCGTACCTGTATCTGTTCCTGTAACAGTCCAAAAAGGTTGAAACGTAATCGTGCCTTCGTTCCAAGATTTAGGAAAGCACACGGTAAACTGAGCATTTTCATCAGAGCTTGGATCAAAGTCTAACACTTTTATTTCTGGGCCATTTGATAACTCAACTTGAGTAGCAAAGGCACAACCATTTGTAGTGTTTGGATACATAGCGTTTGATGGAACATAAATAGTTTCCAGACCCGCAACTTTAGCTGCTGCGCCATCAACGGTTAAAACGTCTGCTTCTAACGTACCATCAATGTCTGCATTACCCGATATATCTAATGTTGCGGCATCTAGCTCACCTGACAAGGTAATGTCAGTGGCCCCTGTAATTGCGCCATTTAAAACCACTGCACCATCAATGTCTATCGTTGTTGCCGCGATTTGAATTTCAGTGTCTGCAACGAGATCAAGCTGACCATCAGCACTGGAATTAATGTACAGGCCCGTATCTCTAAACTGTATTTTATTATCAGTTGCTATGGTTGTAGCTGCAGCAATATTTACCGCCCCATCAATATCAACATCGCCCGTAGCTGTAATATTTCTAAAGCCCGTAATGTCCTTGTTGGCATCAACAACAACCGCCTTACTAGCGGTTACCGTACCCGCAGTAACACCGTCCAATTCTGAAATACTAACAAGTGAGGTGAAATCAGTAACAGCCGCACCCGATCCTGCACCGTCAGCTAAAATAATAGCCGACTTTCCAGCAAGGATGGTGACGTTCGATCCAGAGCCTTGCGTAATAGACAGGCTTTGGTTTGTGCTGTTAAGGATCATATACATTCGAGCTTTGTCGTTTTGCTCTAATGTAACCGTGCAAGTTCCGCCCGGAGTTCCAGTAAAGTTTATTGCCTTGTAGTGTCCGTTGGACAAAACAGCCGTAGTGGATAACGCCAGAGTGTAAGAAGTGCTGGGTAAAGAAATAGAAACAAACCCGTTTGCGGCACGATCTATAATGTCGAAATTGTTATTAGTGCTGTTGCCCCACGAACCCGATTCATCCCCAGTGGTTATTTTCTTAATAGCGTTAGATGCGGTGTATGTAGCCATGACGGGACCTCAACTATAAATATGTTTGGACTATACCCATGCCAAGTCATTTAATCAACTACGCAGCGATATCTGTCCAAGACGGAGTTTGTGAGGGGGTTATACTAGAGAACCCCGAAGATTGCGAAGGCGTTATACTAGAGAAGTTAGACGTTTGATCTGGTTCAATCTTCGACCAGACTAAGACACCCCCCACTTCCGCCGTACCAACAACGCCTGTGACCGAAACAGAGTTGTCAACTCTAGTGGATGAAGAACCAACCGCGCCTGTAGCTGCTATGCCCGTGACGGGTACATTTACATCAACCTTAACTGTAGACGATCCTACCGCACCTGTACCAGAAACGCCTGTGACCGATAGAGTGCTGTCTGCAGTAATTGAAGCAGTGCCAACTGCGCCTGCACCCGCTACACCCGTGACAGAAACAGAGTTGTCAACTCTAGTTGATGAAGAACCAACCGCACCCGTGCCTGCTACACCCGTGACGGATATGTCTGCGGAAGAAGTAGTCGTTGCGGAACCAACCGCACCCGTGGACGAAACTCCCGTGACAGAAACATTTGCGTCACCACTAACACCGCCGCCACCCACAAAAAGACCGTCAGTAAACGCTATACAGGCGTCTCCCATTATAACAGGAACATCGGCATCTACTGTTACAGTAACGCCTCCGATAGAACCCGTGGACGAAACTCCCGTGACAGAAACGTCTGTACCGCTAGTGGTAGAAACACTGCCCACGGAGCCTGTACCAGAGACGCCCGTAACAGGAACTGTTCGTCCAACGCCTGTAGACACTGTTCCGACAGAACCTGTACCAGAGACGCCCGTAACAAAAAGATTAGATTCACTTGTAATAGACGAAGAGCCGACAGAACCCGTGGCAGCTACACCTGTAACACCTATATCTAAATCGGTAGTGGTCGCCACGCCAGTTACAGCACCTGTACCAGAAACACCCGTGACGGAAATGTCTGCAGTGCTGGTGGTAGTAACAGCGCCAACGCCACCCGTGGCTGATACTCCTGTCAGAGTGACCGTTGCAAAACCTGTAACTGTAGGGGAACCAACCGCACCTGCACCAGAAACACCCGTAACATTGTTAAGTACAGCGGTAGTAGTAGTAACATCACCAACGCCACCTGTACCAGAAACACCCGTAACAGATATATCCGCTGCGCTCGTGGTAGTCACACTACCAACAGCGCCTGTGGCAGAAACACCCGTAACAGATATATCCGCTGCGCTCGTGGTAGTCACACTACCAACAGAGGCCGTCCCAGAAAGACCTGTGACAGAAATAGAAATACCGCTCGTAGTTGTTACACTACCAACAGAGGCCGTCCCAGAAAGACCTGTGACAGAAATGTCCGCTGCGCTCGTAGTTGTCACACTACCAACAGAGCCTGTTGCAGATACGCCTGTGACAGAAATGTCCGCTGCACTTGTAGTCGTTACACTACCAACAGAGCCTGTACTAGAAACGCCCGTAACAGATACTTCTGTAGAAAACTTAGCTGAACTAGCTAGTGGCGCAGCGCCAAGAGGAGAAAAGCCCAGCATCGGTTAAACCCTTAACTATCGAATGCGGTACACCATGCCGCAACATTATCCGTTACTTGCTGTGTGGTCATTGCTTCATTAGTTGTCCCATCCAGCAGGGGGTAACGCCTGTGAATATCTAATACCCGCGTAGTAAGCTGGTCTTTTGTAAGTTTAGTTACGCTATCTGGAATCTTATACTCGCGATTAGTGGGGCTAACGCCCACCATTGTAAAATTGTCTGGGTCTAAATAATAACCGCCATTATCTACCCAATAAGGACAGTGCATACCTTGCGGACCCGCATCTAACTTATACTCAAGTATCATCTTTTTTCTCCAGTTTAAGCATGTAATCGGTGTTAGCTAACTTAGACTTACCAAATAAACGCTCAGAAGTCTTGTCTACATTGACCGTGTATTTATCAGCCATTTGATTTAAAAAGTCCTCTAGCTCATTAGCATGAGGCAGCTTTCCTTTGGCGATTGCTTCGCCCGTATATTTTACATACCCTGAAACTTCCGTCAAACAGACTTGCGGGTGAACGCCATATTGCTGGCAATATTCAATCGTCGCTGTTTGAGCGCGGCCACCATCCAAAAGATTTCGATACATAAGCTCAAACCCGCGACGAACGTGGTGACGCTTTTCTTCGTTTTCAAAATCCTCTTCGCTCCAATCATCAATGCCGTTTACTTCTTTAATGTTTTCGTAAGCATCAATCAGTGTTGCAATGTCCTTGAACGAGCCGTTTATCTTGCTTTCCATAACGTCTAAGCCAACACTTTTTTGACGAAACTCAGCTATAGAAACGGGGTCATCCTTTCCAGAAAGCTCCTCAAGTTCTTTAACCGATTTAGCGTGATTTACCTGCGCCTCGGCTAAAGCCATCTTTCTCTTTTCAACTTCCGACATAACTTGTCGCATCATTCGCATGGGCGACTGACCGTTTAGCATTGTCAACGTCATCAGCGACAACGTGTGCTGGCTGTTGTTGCGGTCAAACGCTCTTGTTTTTGCGTCCAACTCAGGAAGCATTTCGTTTACTTTAGCAACTGCCGCCGCATTTATCTTATCCGCTGATATAGCTGGTAGACTAAAAGCAACGTCTATCTTCTTAGTTAAGCTGTTCATTTTTTCCCCGTTATGTTCCTGAAAGACCCGCTAAATATCTTCTGGCAACAGTTAAATCGCCAAAATCAGTCGCGTTGCCTGTGTTTGCAATGGTCACATATTGAATTACGTTGCTTCCGGTGTTTCCGGCACCTGAAGCATTTCCTCCGCCCCACACGCCCTTCGTGCCGTCAGAAAGAGAGGCCATAGCGTCCAGCGTAGTAAGCAGGTCGCCAAAATCAGTCGCGTTGCCCGTGGTTGCAATCGTAATGTAGTCAATAATGTTGCTGTGGGGGCCACCACTCCCCCCACCAAACACCGCCCTAACACCATTACTACACCCTGCATTTGTGGTTGCAGCAGTTAAATCTCCAAAATCAGTTGCGTTGCCTGTGGTTGCAATCGTAACGTAGTCAATAGTATTTACTTGTGCCCCCCCTGACACGAAACCGCCAGCAAACACGGCACGGAACGCTGATGCGGCCCCAGAAACATAACCCCTAGCAACAGTTAAATCGCCAAAATCGGTGGCGTTTCCGGTGGTTGCTATCGTAATGTAGTCAATAATGTTTTCGTAGCCACCACTGACGTTCGAACCGCCAGCAAATAATCCGCGTGTGCTACCACCCGCACCAGCCAAACTATATCTACTAGAAGTTAAGTCTCCAAAATCCGTAGCATTTCCGGTAGAGGATACCGTAATATATTGTAGAGTATTGTGAGCATACGGAGAAGTGCCGTTATACCCACCGCCGAAAACACCACGAGTGCCATTAGAAGCCCCCGCCATATTTCTCATAACGGATGTAAGATCACCAAAATCCGTAGCATTTCCGGTAGAGGATACCGTAATGTAATCCATTGTATTAATATCTGCGGCGCTGTTGTTATACCCCCCGCCAAAAACACCGCGAGAGCCTACACCAAACCCCGCTTCAGACGAAGTGATCTTAAACCATTCGCTGTTTACATATATTTTAAAGGCATTGGCGCTGGTGTCATACCACACGTTTCCATTAGCCGGACTAGATGGGGCTGACGCTGAACTCGTCACGACATGCTTTAAATTACCAACCCCGTCCACCAAAATATCTTGGGGGAAATCTACTGACCCTAGAGCGTCCGTTTTAAGTGTACTCATTTGTTAATCTCCAGATAGTCCAGCTAATCCTGCTCTTGCTACAGTTAGATCACCAAAGTCTGTTGCATTACCAGTGGTTGCAATTGTTACATAAGCCATTACATTAGTTGGACTTCCATAACCCCCGCCAAAGACTGCTCTAATACCACTAGAGCAAGCACCAAGAATATAGAGGGATGAAAGTAAATCTCCAAAATCTGTAGCATTACCTGTAGTATCAAAAGTTACATACTCTATGCTATTTACCGTTGCCGAACCAGTGTACCCTGCTGCAAAAAGACCTCTGTTACCGGAACCCGCACCAGTAAATTGATTTCTATTACTAGTTAAATCACCAAAGTCAGTAGCATCGCCTGTAGTATCTATAGTAAAATAATCTATTTGATTAAGGTAAGCCATTAGCTGTTGCCCCCTGCAAATAATGCTCTAGTTGCATTTGAACAAGCAGCATTATAAGTAGTAGATACTGATAGATTCCCAAAGTCAGTGGCATTACCAGTACTAGCTATAGTAACGTAATCAACAGTATTACTACCACCACCACCAAATAGTCCACGCAATACACTAGAACATGCAGATAAACCAAACCTTGATGAAGTTAAATCTCCGAAGTCAGTAGCATTACCAGTATTAGCTACAGTAATATAGTCTATTACATTGGTAGCAGAGCCTGTACTACCTCCCCCAAACAAACCTCTTGAACCACTAGAGCAAGCACCAAGAAGATCTTTCGCAGCACTTAAATCTCCGAAGTCAGTGGCATTACCAGTACTAGCTATGGTAATATAATCCATGACATTACTACGACCATTACCACCACCAAAAACTCCACGGGAACCATACATAGCAGGAACGGGCGTAGGGAAACTGCCGCTTAGAATAATCCACTCAGCATTAATATACTGTTGAACATCAGTACCATCCCACCAAATAGCTCCATTAGCGGCACTAGACGGCTGTGTGCCGCCCGTGTGATATTCTGTGACGGCAACCAAAGTTTTTATATCTACGCCGCCAACCGTTAAGCCTTGACTAAAAGAAGTTGCGCCACTGCTACGGCTTTCCATGCTGGATACAGTTACAGTACTCATATTCTAATCCCCTGAAAACCCTGATATATTAGTTGCCGCAGCAACTAAATCACCAAAATCTGTAGCGTTACCCGCATTAGCTAGGGTTACATAATCTATTACATTTGAACCACTGCCAGCATAGCCCCCAGCAAAAACAGAGCGAGTGCCGTTTGTAACGCTATCCCCGCTATAACGAGCAACTGTTAAATCACCAAAATCTGTAGCGTTACCTGTTGTAGCAGGGGAAACATAATCAATAGTATTAACTGGCCCACTACCACCACCAAATAAAGTCCGATTAGCGGTGCCACTAGCCATTACCATATAACGTGACGAAGTTAAGTCTCCAAAGTCAACAGCATTACCGGGAGTATCTATAGTTACATACTGAATTGTGTTACTTGCGTTTGTCCCAACTAACATTCTAATGCCACTAGAAGCGCAGCCACCACCAACCAACTGTTGTGCTGCTAAAAGATCACCAAAGTCTGTGCCGTTTCCAGTACTGGCTATAGTAATATATTCTATTGTATCGGTATGACCACTAGAATCAGTACCCCCTGCAAATAACCCCCTAGAAGTATTTGAAGCCCCACCAAGTTGAGTTTTTGCAGAAATTAGATCGCCAAAATCTGTAGCATTGCCTGTGTTTGCAACAGTAATGTATTGAATTACGTTTGTTCTAGTTCCGGTATTATTATCTGTACCAGTGCTACCACCACCAAATACACCCCTACCACCACCTTGAAAACCTGCAGTGTCACCAACTGCTACAGTTAAATCTCCAAAGTCAGTAGTATTGCCCGTTGAGGCTATAGTAATATATTGGATAGCATTTGATCTAGTTCCTTGATCTCGACCTCCATTAAAAACACCGCGTGCACCATAAAACCCTGCATCAGGAACCGTAATCGTAATCGTATTCCATCCTGTTCCATCGTACATATAAAAGGTATCTGAAGTGGTGTTATACCAAAGCGAACCAACGGAAGGAGAGGTTGGCGCACTAGCCGAAGCAACATATTCCATTTGCGGAAGTGAAGAAAGCGCAACATTGTCTACCGTCACCGCAGTTGCATTAGGCGCTCCGCTACCTGCTACATTAGTAACCGTGTCTACCTTTAAAGTACCCATTTATACCACCGACCAAGCTGCGCCAGAAGGCACCGTGACCGTTACACCGCTGGCTATTGTAATCGGACCAGCGGCAACAGCGTTTTTTCCAGAAGTGAGCGTATGATCTGCACTAACAGTTTGATCATTTTCATAAAAGACCCCCTTTTGGGGCTGTATATCAGAGTTAATAGCAGTAATGAAAACCTCTGCAGCACCGCCTAGAGTAATAGCGTTTCCACTATTACTGCTTTCAGAAGGCGTCCTAGAAAGGGTCGTACCTGACGAGGTGTATGTACCAGAACCAATTTCAAAATTAGTCCCTTCTTCTATCACATAACGCACAATATTTGTGTTAGCGACCCCAGCAGTTGCGAAGGATTGAAATCCCGCTACAGCAGAACCTAGAGTTATGGTCCCCGTCCCTGTAGTGGACGTGGACATTTTCGCCCTGTTTACAAGCACCACCATATCTTATGCTCCGAAAGTAACTCGTTTAAGCTATCCTAATAATCGCGGTGCTTGCCCCCGCTGCAGGAAAGACAATGGTAAAGTCCCCCGAACTTGCAGATTTATCACCACCAAAATCCAGCACACACACTGACGGGTCGCTTGTTGCAGCCTCGTTATAAATCAAAGCACCTCTTACACTAGAGATTGTCACATTAGAAAATATCTCGTCCGCAAAATCTGTTAAGGCCGTGGTGCCGCTAATGCTTGGCGTAACGCTAGTTAGAAACTGACCTTTCGCCGTATAATTAGTGCCGCTAATCTCGTTACTGCTAGTGTATGAAGTAGTTGCCGCTGTAAAGCTCGCGTTGTTGTCATATAGCGCCAGCTTAAAAACATTACTTGCTGTCGTAAAGTTGTGCTTTGCTTCCATAAGTTCTTTTTTGAACGAGGTGCAAAGAAAGTTTCCAGAAAAAGCCATATTAAAGTTTCCTTATATGTTCAGCCAGTTCAGGATGACCAGCCTGTTTAATTGCATTATATACAGTAGTACGGTCCCCTTGAATAGCCTGTTTCATATACAGCACCAAAAGCTTCTCTATGCTGCTTTTATATTCTATCGTTTGCTCCCGCAAAACAGGATGTGCTGTCGCGGAAACCTCCACCATTTTGTTTATGCAACGGTTAGCCACCTCTTCGGGAGTAGACCCCCTGTTGTTGGTTGTGTGAACATCAACTTTGAAGTCACTTCCCATAGACGCCTGTACGGACATATTCATTGTTTCTCCCTCACAACTTGACCAACGCGGTAGTTTTGCGTGGTTTCTTTTGCCTCACCCAACAGTTTTAAACCAACCAACGACTCTTGAAACCGCTTATCATACATTCCCATAACATCCTGCTCACCCTTCATAAAAATATACGCCTCTACTAAAGAGCCGTACAAAAGAGTTAACTCTGCATTTTCACTCAACCATGTTGTTCCGCTATCCGACCCTGCAGTTAAGCTTGCAGGTCGGTACAAATAATGAAGCTCCGCAGTAAAGGACGCATTTGGGGTTGGAGCTAAGATAAAATTACTAACATCAAACGAGGCATAATACTTTGGCAAACCCGTAACTGTTGAGTCTGGGTTATACGTCTGTATAAAGCTAACGTCCTTAAACTCTACAAAAACCTCTTCCGAACTACTGGTATAGCTCAAGGAATACGGCGCTAAAAAGTCATCTGGCACCCTAAGATACTTATTACCTTGAGACATAACTCCCGAAGCATTTCTTCTAAACAGGTTTAGTTGAACCGATTTTAAAATGCGTTCTTCTGCAGATCGTATAAAAAGGGGAAGATTAGTTACAAACGAAGTTTCTGTATTTTCCGTGTAATCTTGGATGGCCTGCTTTAAGGTTGCGTATGTATAGCTCATTTGTCCACCTATGGTGTGTTCGCCGTTCCGCCCATACCACTATGGTTGGTGCAGTAGTAATAGAGGGTTGGTGCAGAATTTGCGACAGTTATTTGAACATACGCACCAGCCTGACCTGCCGTTCCTGACGTGGTTACGCCTGTTGTGTACTCAGAACCACCGCCGTGCGTACCGTTCGCTGTGGCGCTAAACCGCAGTGGGTGGCTACTATTAGATGAAGCTGATTGATCGAATCTAAACGTGCTGCCCTCTGCCAGACTGAGCGTTGGGCTAACAACACCATCTATGTAGAACTTATTGCCCGTTCCATAAGGATTAGTTCCACTAGCCACAGTTACAATGTAAACATTTGTAGTAACCGTAACAGAGCCAGACGCTGCCGTGCCAGATACCCCAGTAACGGAAACAGAAGGTTCAACTACCGTCACAGAACCAGACGCTGCCGTGCCAGATACCCCAGTAACGGAAATGCCGTCACTAGCAGGAACGGTAACAGTAACCTCTCCTACAAAAGCTTTAGCAACTAAATTGTTTTCTGTAAAACCAAGTTCGTCACCCCTATATCCAACTGGATTAAAGCCATATTGAATTGACCTTTCTTCCGCTAAGTTTGTTTCGGGCCTTGCATCCCGCAAAGCTTGTGGATCAGATACCGTTCTAAAAGGACCTAGTTGCGGCTGTTTTGGTTCAAACTCATCTTTTCCTACTAAAAGTCCGTTCCATTCTTTTCGCATATCGCGGTAACGATAACGAAAGCCAGAGCGGTCCGATATAGCGACCGCGTTTTTACCGCTGGCAAATTTACCCATCAGCCTGTCCTAAAATACTGATATTGAGGTACTACGTTAAACGAAGCTCTGTCACGATCCTCGGTCATGGCACGTTCAAACTCTTCTTCATACACCGCCTTTAATAACTGAACGCGTTGCGGGGCCCGCTTTATAGCAATGTAATAAGCTAATCCCGCAGCTAGACAGGGATAAAATCGAAAGGGCATGTCTAACGTGTTTGTAGCTGTATCCGCATCATTCATACGAGTAAGCGCATTGTAATACACAACATCCGTACTGTTTTCTGGCGCAGGCCATATTTTTAAACTAGGCGTTATTTGACGATCCAAGAAAAACTGGTTGGGTCTGCCTTGAGAAGACTTATTGGGAACCGTTTGGTATTCCTCTCGGCTTAAACGAAGCAGCGCGTAATCCGTGCCGTCCCTGCGGATAACCGCAGACAAAATATCAATAACGTCCGGTAATAACGAATACTCTCCAGTGCCTTGTGTCATGGTCACGGTGCGTTGCGCTATTGTCCACTGGTTTAAACCTCTGTTGGCCCACTCTGCCAACATTAAATTTAACGACCGCTTTGCCGTTTTAAAATCATATCCTGTTCGAACCTCCAAGCCGCAACGCTCAAAGGCTTCTTCGACGTACTCAGCTACATCTAGCTCAAAATCCACGCTGTTAGAAACTGCCATGTCATTCCTCGTTGTACAGATTATCGAATATTCGATTAACGTCTAAGGTGTAGTCTAAATCAGATTTAGAATAATGTACATGCTGAGAGGGCTTGAAGTCTGGAGCGCCCTCTCCTGTCTCAAACCACGCAGGATGCGTTACTCTAACGCGATTGTTGGGCAAAGCTACAACATTGCCCGTCCAATCCCCCGCGTTTAATAGCTGCAATACATGAGCCTGCTTGTGTTGCGCAGGATCATCCGCAACATCCGTATCGGTGTAATCTACAGTAAACATGTATTTTGCTGGAAAGAACGTGCCGTCTATTTTGGCTAACCACGGACAAGGAGACGCCCTTTCTAGCACATACGCCGCGTGAGTATGTGAGGGGCAGTCCCAAGGTTGTGCTTCATGTACTGCCATTGGTTTAGGCCAATCCTCTAACGGTTCGTCTGCAACTAAAGCCGTTATGGGCATTCGGGCCCACATAGCTCCGCCATGCACGTTCTCTCCC